AGAAGATATTACCCCGCAAAAGTTTAAGGCCGCACAGGAGGATGTTGTTTTTGAGCAAACCATCGAAGGAACCGCCAATCCCGCCATTGTTCTTGGTGTTGGAGAATTTGTAAAATCCGAAGAACAGGTCAATAAATTTACAAAGCGTGTATCCACCACATCGAGATCAATAACTTCAGCCGTCATTCTTTTAGAAAAGGTTCTCACCCCTCAAGGACAAGTCGGAACAAGAACACTTCGGTTGGATGTTGGAGATCAGTCCTTTACTCCATCAGCAACCCTTATTGATGCCAGTGTAGAGGCTTTGGGTGATGGTCGCACGGTCAAAACCGAGGTTACCGTTCCTTCTGTGTTTACAAGTAAGACCATTCGCAAAACAAGGCTTGATCTAACTCCTGAAAAATTTAGGGCCGCGCAAGCAGATACAGTCATAGAGGAGAATCTGGCTGGGGCGATTAACCAGCCATCCTCCATTACTCTTGGAGCGGGCGAATTCGCTAAATCGGAAGAACAGGTCACAGAGTTTGTTAAGCGCGTCTCAACAAACACCAGAGATATCAGCGCGGCAACAGATTTAACAGAAACTGTAATTACCCCACAGGGTCAAATTGCCACAAGGACGCTCAGACTTTCAGCAGATCCCCAGTCAATTCAACCAGACGCCCTACTTGTTGATGGATCTATTGAGGCGCTTGGTGACAAAAGAACAATCAAAACAGAAGTTAGGGTTCCTAACGTTTTCGACAACAAGGCGATTACACTGTCAAAAGAAGAAGTTATTCCGCTAAAGTTCAGAGCAAGCGCGGTAACAACAACAATACAGGAAATTATTCCGCTTGATGAAATTGATGCCGATATTGGACTCTCTGGAAATCAAATAGAACTTGGACGGCAAAGATTAACTAATTTTACAGTTAGAAAAACAACAGTAGAAAGATCCCAATCAACAAGCTCGCTACAGAACTCTAGGCTTGAGGAGCAATTTGGAATATCAATTCCTTATACAGAATCAATTTCAGGTATCGCAGATTCAGAAGAAGACCAAGAGCTAGAAGGTGGATCTACAACATCTTACAATACCGAACGCGAGGGAATTGGTGGCGGCAAATATATAGTTAGAACATACAGCACATCTTCAATCGCATCTGTTCTGGGTTCGTTTAAGGTGGTTCTTCCAACAAGAATAAACGTTGATCTTCCTCGCGTTTTAAAAAGCATAGACATTGAATATGTAAAAGAATCAAGATTTGGAAGCAACAGCATGGTTAGCGGCCCACTGTTGGGTAAATTTGACAATCTAACACAAAGAGACAATGGAAGGATAACGTCAACATTAACACTTGTTCCGAGATTTTTGATTTCAATGAGCGAAAGCTGGGGCAAGAATTTAAAAGCAGAAGTCCATATTTTCTTTCTAGAGAAAAGCAACATCACCGAAGCATCAATACTTGCAAAATGTGGAATTGGTGGAGATGAAGGTGTGGGGGTTTGGCCAAAATTTGCACCGCAAAGTTTTTCGGCCATAGCTTATGGACTTTCTGAGACAAAAACAATTGAGGCATCAATTTCAAGGGCAATCACATTTGCAAGCGATGGAACAACTGGATACGCCCCAGCAAAGGATTCTCAAACAGATTTTTCACAGTCCTATATAGCCGTTCCACTGGATATTCCTCCATGCCTTACAGAAAAAATAGACCTTGAAATTGAAAATTCACTTTCTGCAACAAAGGAAGGCGAAGAAGAACCTAAAATAGAACTCAATTACCAATCTGTATCAACAACAAATGGAGAACTTTTTCCAGCAGTAGATCAAGATATAAACATAGGCCACTCAATAGAACTTGATCAAAAAATAACAATTCCAGAAACGGCAGGCGTTCAAGACATACCAAAAACTGGAAAATATTTGATAGATTCATCTATAGAGCCATATAAGTTTGGATGGTTTATTGTAAGGGCCACAGTTCTTGACGCATCATCAATTGGATGATTGATATATGGAATTTTCTACAGACATAAGGTCGGAAGATTTGGCTCAAAAAAACACCGAAAGACGCGAGAACGAAAAGAGGGCCAAAGAGATTCTATCAACGGATAGCGGGCTTTCTGCCATGGCTGATATGGCATCAGAGGGCGGGCCAGTTGGAAGAAGGGTGGAGCGCGAAATAAGAAGATATGAGACTTCTGGAAGAATTTCAGGATGGCTTTCAAATCAAGCCTTAAAGTCGGAAATAAAAAGAGAGATTCCAACACAAAACACAACGGCACTTGGGACGGCTTCAAGTTCGCAGCTTTCTTTTCAAACCCCAAAAACAAGAGCGCAATATGGAAGTATAAAATACAAGCCAGAAGTAGCAGTAGCTGGCGGCGGCGGCGGGGATTGCGTTGGATTACAGCTTGTAAGAAAAACAATAGGAGGTTCTGTTCAGGTATGGGTTACTGCTGGATCAATTGCTGGTAAGCTTCCGAATCTTATGGATCCTATAGATGGCATAAGCATTGCTTTTAGCGGAGAAGGAATCGTGTATGGAAGAATTGAGATTGACGAAATATCTGGAGAAGTAAAAGAAGCTGACATGATCACAAGAACTTCACAACCAGAAGATACAGGAACACTTTTCCATACAGCTATTGGATCTTTTAAATATGAAAACAATGAAGTTTTAATTGTAAATTATGGTTGCGGATCAATTGATATTACCCAGTGCAGAAGATGGTATGCTTCTGAGGCACCATTTTTTGATATAAGATTTTTCAGATGACAATATTTCCATGTCCAGAGTGTTGCGCTCCTCCAAATTGTCAGCCTGCAATGACTATTCCAACTCCAGTTTTGCAGTTTCGTTATGTGACACAAGAAGCAAGCGCATTTAATAATCCAGAATATTCTTGCAGAAGAAACGCCCCAGCCGATACTTGGTTTAAAAATCTAGATTCGACAAACAGCTTAAGTCTTGGAAAAGATGGTGGAGATCCGTTTTGTTTTGCATATTTGAAAGAAGATGTTGTCACAAGTGGCAATTACACTAATGAGTTTTCTGGAACATACGAATTAAAAGAATATTATACATGCGATGAAGGAGAGGGAAAAAAAGAAGTAGAAGCTGAAAGTGATTTTAAAGTAACGGCAGCCGCCTTTCAGTGTACAACAGATGCAGATGGAGACGGAGAACCAGACGTTCAGCCATCTGATATAGTATATTCGTGCAATTCAAAAGTTGAAAGGGGTGATCGCTTTGGAGTTGATCGGGCGACTGGAGAACTGAAGGCAAATCCACTATGCTCCAGTTGTCCAGATAGTTCCGAAGGGCCAGATTGTGAACTTAAAACTGGTCTCACCTTGGAGGGAATATGTGTTGCCCCATCAACAGAAACAAAAAAAATCACACTCTATGATCCAATTCCGCCAGTAAATCTTCAAAAAGTTGAATATCCAGACTGGAACGAAGCCACAACAGAAAATATTGGAGCGTATTATTTTTCACAGGCTGGAAAGTCTTTAATAAAAGACTACAGGAGAATCCAATTCAGGGTTTCCGTAAGTCCACCACCGCCACTTTGCTATGTAAAAATTTGGTTTATTGTAAAGGTAACGCGCTACAAATCACGGATAACAAGCGGAACGGCGACAGCCTATGACCCACGCATATGCGATCCAACTGATCCTTTTGCCACAAAAGAGGGGCCATTTTATCATTACTATGAAAGAGAATTTAATGTTAGTGGAAATCCTGCATATTCAGAAATAAAAGGAAATCCATGCATAAACAATCTTGATATGTCTATGTGCCATCCAGAAAATATCTATTTTTCAGAGCCAATTGAAGTTCTTTTGGCTGGCGGGGATGAGGTTTCCGCAACACCATATGATGAAGGATCAGAGGGTGCGCTACATTCTGAAGGGGTGTCAAACGGAGAGGGCGCTGTTATTGAGGTTATGATTAGAAAGTTTTCTTATGTTAAAGATTATGAGCCAGAAGATCCGTCAGAACTATTTCCATTTGATAGAATAAATACAGAAACAAGAAGCAAACTTGATGGATTTTTTACACCAGAACTAGAAGCAGACACCCGCACATTTATAAACGAAGTAACAGGAAACGTTGAGCCCCTTCCCTTTAAATAATGGAAAAGCTTTTAGATGTTTTTATTCAGGACAGGAAGTTGGCCTGCAAGAATTGTATTTGCAATGCCGATTTTAGTGATCCATGCTCAATTTGTTATCTAAATAAATGGGGGCCCAAAATGTGCCATGAATCATTTATAGTTCCAGAACCAAAGCAAGACTCAGAAAAAAACAAAAATTTTCCATCAAGCGTAGAAATGACAAAATCCTTTTTAAAGTCTACGTCCCAAGAATTAAAAGCTATAATCGATGGTCATCCAAGGCTTTCAAGAAATGAATCTTCTGAGCGTTACAAAATATGTGGATCTTGTGAATTTTTTGAAAAAGAAAAGAAAAGATGTTTAAAATGTGGGTGTTATATGCCGATCAAAACCTCTTGGAGGAGTCAAAAATGCCCTATCGGCAAATGGTAGTCTTCGGCCTGACAAACTTTATGTCTCTGGTTTTACCAGCGTAAAACACTTTCTTTTTGACTGTTTCAAACTTCCCCTCGCGAACCATGTTGTAGATTCGGGGACTTGAAAGACCCGTCTTCTGTATAACCTGATCAACCGTTCTCCATCCTTCGGCGTTCATCGCCTCGATGGTGGTCTTCTGATTGTGGCTGTCAAACGACTCCCACATGCTGTCCCAAGACGGGACTACAATTTTATCATTGGAGCTTTTTGCTCCTCTAGTTTTGCTATAATGGGTTGCCATGTGTATGTTCCTTTGTTGACTGTAAAAATTAAGAATCCGAAGTCCACGATACCAGTGCATCGTCTAGCCCCGAAACGGCTACCAAAACCCTGAAGGGCTGGGGTTGTGATAGCCAGCCAGTCTGGGCCTCCTGCGAAGTTGTGGTAGTGGACATGGGAGCGAATAAAGACATCCCCCTTGGGCTGTAGTTCTTTTTCAGACCATATGAGGTTCCACAGGCGGTCTCTGGCCACTCCACTGTGCCTACCATGGGGAATGCCGCTAGAGCCCGCTGGGTGGTGTTTAAGGTCAAAGACAACCCCTTCTACATCTACCCACTCATGTTCTCCGATAGCGGCGTCTACACGCTCTGCAATGATGTTCTCCCAGTCTTCCGAGTCTCCTGTGTGGTAGGGGGTTCCTCTAGTGATAACAATCTTGCAGTTTTTGGTTTTCGGGATTTCGCGGATGATTTTAACCGCCATATCACACTGCTCTTCCATGTCGGTAGTGATCTGTTCGGTTCCGCCCGACTTCTTGCCAGTTCCGTCCACAAGATCCCCGTTGATAAAGATGATATCGTAGGGGCCGTTTTTACGGATGTTCTGGCTATACCAGTTGTAGTAGGCCTTGTTGGCATTGACCCAGCGTGACCGCTCTTCGGCTGGTTCTTCTGGGAGATAGCCTTTCGGGGTTAACCCCACTTTGTGGCCACAGTGGAAGTCCGAGAGGACTGCTATTTTTTTGCTCATAGAGAGGTTGCTTGGTTGCAGAGATCTAAACACCGCGCATAGCCGCATATGTCCGCGACTGAATCACGGTGGCGGGGTGAGTTGGTGAGTCTGGAAAGCTTGACCGCGATCATGCACATGGCGATTTGTTGCGGGGTCACATTGGTTCCAAGAATAGCTCCCCACATCTTGGCTTGCTTGGTAAAGTCTTCAATGGGGCTTCCGTAGTCGGTCTGGCGATCATAGGAAGTAAGACGTTTGGCAATGTCGCACACATCTTCTTTGTCTAATCTAACCATAGATGGGTAGAGACGCAAGGGTTTTTCCAGCCATTGGGCTACGGCGACTTCCGCTCTGGCTCCCTTGGACTTTTCCCACTTGGGAAGAAGAACCAACTCATCGCACTCAAAGACCGCATCAATATCCCTTCGGGCACAGTCCTCAATAAACTTGCTATCCATTTGGGAGTTGTGGGGGTCTAGTCCTAGCTCCTGATCCATTCTTGCAGGGTTAATAACCTTGTGCCCCGCTTTCAATAGGGTCTCTTCGGCCTCAAAGAATGCTGGATGATTGAGTTGTGGAATGCCGCGCATGGCCCCACAGATATATACTGTAGTCATGTATTGTGTTGTGGTTAGTGGACTTGGATGCCGTAGTCGGCAATCAGATCGTAAAGAGTTTTCCTAACTTCTTCAATAGTTGCGCTATCCCAATCGGGATGAGAATTATGGCGAAGATGAGAGCGTAACTCATTATCAAAATTGTCAAGAACAGTGCGAAAATCCCCTGCCTTGCAAGCATCTTCAAACTCTTGTCGTTCTTCTGGAAGGGAGAAAGATAGGGTTCCATTGGCCATTGTATTAAGAGTCCTTGATAATCTTCTTCAAATCCCCGTCATCCAAATCGTCATCCCCGTCCTCGTCCTCTTCTTGCCCGTAGAGGATGTCATGGATATTGGATACAATGCCTTCGATGGCGTAATCATTGCCGAATTTAAGGAAGGCGTTTTTGGTTTCGGCCCCGTCCTGAAAAGTGGCAACGACAAAGCCCGAATCAAAATATTCAACCAAATCGCGACATAGTTTGTCCAATACGTTCTGGAGTCTCTTGTCGTGAGAGGCCATAATTTCAGTCGATTTGTTCGCGGCAGTTCTTGCATGTCTTGATTACTCCGACATGGTGGACTTGGATTCGTTCAATATTTTCTGAGCCGCAATAGGGGCAAGTTTTGTTTTCGGGCTTGCGGTAGGTTTTTTTCTTGGGCTTCAACGGCTTACTCATTTTACTGCTTTTTTAAGACGGGTGATAAATTTTCGGTATTCTTCGGGATTGAGGTCATTCTTCCTTGGTGAGGAAATAATACGATGATCCAGCATCATGTCCAGTCCTATCCCCCATTTTTCCATCCTTGGCTTGATGTACTCAATGGCACTCTCAATCATATCGTCACTTAGAGGTTCCTTGTAGCTATCCCCCTCAAAACTCACCCCGATTGACCAGCTATTGGCATCTTTCTTCCCCTTATAGCTACTGACCCCCGCATGCCACATCCTGTCCGTGTCGTTACCAAAGACCGTCCTGCGCCCATCTCGCGCAATTAAACAATGGTAGGAGACCTTACTTGCGGGATTTTTGATCCAGCTTACTCCCCCTGCGTAGGTTCCCCCGCTGTGGTGGAGAACGATGGCCTGCGGCTTTATGGGCTTTCGGCTTTTGTTCGGGGTTGTGACTCTTGTCTCCCGATAGGTTTTCTTTTCGGGATTCGGCTCTGTCATGGAGTTCGGCTTGGATACGGATGGTGAATTCGGCAAGGACGGCGCTTGGCCACTTTTTGACTCTAGCCCAAGTAGTTTCAGGATTGATTTCCACATGGGTAGACCCCATCAGGTTACCAGCAACACTTACGCCGCCCAATATCCCAGTTCCTAGAAATCCGCTCTACCTCCGATTCTGTAGGACTTGGTAATTTTTCCATCATGGCCCCGCTTGATTTGGATGCCGACTTTGAGGGAACTGAATAGACGGACAAAGAAATTTCTGCGATCTTCTTTGGGCGGGCTTGGGACGAGTATTGCTTTGAGGGTTTCATGGGATAATCTCATTTCTTCTTGCGGCGAACGGGCTTCTTAATGGCGATAGCCCGACGAACTTCTGTGTAAGTAATCGGCCCCGCCACCCCGTCCTCATCCGTATGAACCAAGGCTTGGATCTTCTTAACACCCCTGACGTTCACTTCGTTGGTGACGTAGTTAACGATAGAAATAAGCAGAGCCACAATGAACCCAGTAAGACTGACCTGATCAACGGACTCGGCCAACTTGGGATCAACCATGGCGAGGCGGGAGACAATGGCGGCTACAACCATGGCAATGAGAGGAGTGATAACTCCGCCCAGCTTGCTAACTAGAAATGCGAGGATTTTATCTTTCATTTGGTTATTGCTCCAGCTTGTAGCGTTGAACCGCCGACTCAACAGTAAAACGAATCAGGGACTCCGAAGCACTGACGCCCTGCTTTTTAGCAGCAGCAGTGAGCTTCTTAACTGCGGCCTCGCGCTTTTCGGCTCCCGTCTTGTCGGTAGAGGCCAGCGATTGGACGATCTCCAAGGCAATCGGGAGAAGAACCGCTACCGAAGAGGAAGCGATTTCCCGAAGGACAGGAAGGAAGAAGTTAAAGACGTTTGAGGTGATCCCCCAGATTTTGGCAAAGAATGATTTCATAGATTTAAAGCTAGACTAGAATCCCTTGGATTTCAAGTAATCTTCGATTCTTTTTGTGCGCTCGTCAATTCGGGCTAGGGTCTCAGATCTCTCTTGGTTTTCCTTATTGATCATCTCTATCCGCGCATCTTGTTTGGCATCATTGGCTTGTATAGAACGCATCTGCTCTGGGAGGACAATCCATCCATTGAGGGCCGAAAACAAAGTAATCATCAGGGCAATGCCCGCAATCAACTCGCTCATTGTGAGCTTCACTCCTCGCTCCATCCCCCTGCGTCTTGGTATATCTTCTACGCTCATAGTGCTGTAATAATGGAAGCCACTTGATAGCGCCAAGGCCAGTCAATATATGTGGCTAGGTTTGCGGGGTTGCCCGTGTCTCCGCGATAGGCGGCGGCAATATGCCCCAAAGCTTGTTTCTCGCTCCAGTCGATAGTACCAAGGCTCGACCCCGAAACAGCATCGTAAATAGCCTTCCATACATATTGTTTAGGCAAAGAAATATACGATGCCTCATCAAGTGGTGCGCCTGCGGCTACGGCGATCTTGGCCCAGAGATAGCGTTCTGGGAGAGTCCAGTAGTCCGCGATGGTGGGAGATTGAGGCGGGATTTCGGTGACGGTGGGAACTGGAAGGTCACCATTGGCTTCGGCCCATGATGCAGTCCAAGGGAATTCGGTGTCATCATTAGAAATATATAGCTGATCTTCTGAGGTGACATGAATGTTCCACCTGTCTTCATCCGACCATATAATGACATTTTCTGTGGTGCTATCGGCATCGCCAGCAAGATTGTAATAGCCCTTACCGCCCTCTTCTCCGCGATAGGTGTAGGTGCCGTTGACCTCGCTCGACCCCGCATCCGAAACAGCAACAGAAGAATTGCCTCCAGTTTCAGCTTCTTCTACAAGCCACTTAGCCAGCATCTGCCGTCTAGGCAAATCTGCTGCCGAAGCAAACACCGCATCTAAAGTAGGGAGAGCCATAGCCTATGGTCTCCGTCCTTTAAGCCATGCCCATGATACGCTCGCCCATGCCAGCCATAGGGGACACGCCAGCTTCCATCTCGTCAGCGGC